ATTTATTTAAAATTAAAGCATGACAAACTATAACTTTCTTTTCTCTCTTAATTTAAGCAAAGATGTTATTGCCGCGTTATCCTCTAACTTAGATCGAGTAGTCAAAGGTAACAGCGACGTACTTACATCTCCATACCTAAGTACAAGTAGTTCCTACGACATCCTTATGCAGTGGGATTCTATTTTTGATGCGAATAGATCGATCATTAATAATTCGCTTTATATGTTGGAACAGAACAATAGATCTAAATTCGGGCCTAGAAGTATAGCCATACCATGGGTAGATCGTTCTGACGCTGTAGGTTCTTTCTTTACTCCAGAAACCCCTACTAAAATCCTTCGCACTGTATCTAAGGCGCGGCGTAGTCTTAGACCTAAAAGTTTACAGGAGTCTATTAAATTACTTAAGAACAACACGAATTCTGGTCTTCCTTACTACCGTCGTAAGGGGTTAGTTAAAGAGCAAACTTTACAGAATTTCCAAACGCTCTTAGACGAGAAATTTCCTTGTGTAATGTTCACTCGAACTCAAGAAGAGAAGAAAACTCGTACAGTATGGGGTTACCCTATAGCTGACACTCTTAACGAGATGCGTTTCTACGCTCCTTTACTTGAGTATCAAAAGAAACTTAATTGGCGAAATTCTTTAGTTAGCCCTGACGCAGTTAATAATAAAATGACCAACCTTATTAATTTGGCTGGGGGAGGTCGTAAGTTATTATCAATTGACTTTAGCTCGTATGATTCCACTCTAAAGTATTCACTACAGAAGGCTGCATTTAATTATATCATTGAACTATTTCAACCCTCTTATGAAACTGAGTTACAGTATATCTTTGAGCGTTTTAACACGATTGGTTTAATTACACCTGATGGTATCTTTTCCGGGTCTCATGGTGTTCCTTCTGGTTCAACCTTTACCAATGAGGTTGATTCAATTGCCCAGTATATTATCTCTACAAACTTTGGTTTATCTTCAGACTACTTTGACATTCAAGGTGATGACGGTGCTTACTGCGTCACGGATCCTGAAGATCTTATGGAGTATTTTAAATTACAAGGACTTAACGTTAATGGAGAAAAATCTAAAATTACTGATGATTATTTGTTATATCTACAAAATCTGTATCACAAAGACTATGTAGGTGCAGATGGCATAATTGGCGGTATATATCCAACTTACAGAGCACTTAATAGGATATTATACCTAGAACGTTTCACGGATTTTGAAGGGGAAATCTCTGGCAAGGATTATTTCTCTATTCGTACAATATGTATATTAGAGAATTGTAAGTATCACCCTTTATTCAAGGAGTTAGTAGAATTCGTTTACTCGTTAGATAAGTATAAATTGGAATTTTCGCAGCAAGGGTTGTCTAGCTATATTAAGAGGGTTAAACAATCAAGTGGAGTTGCAGGAGTGTTTAATTTTAGATATGAAGATAGCATATCTAATGGTATTCAAAATTTTGAAACTTTTAAATATCTTAAAACGCTTAGTGCTTGAAGCGGAATGTTCCTTTTAGGACAT